AGCGGCGGGGCAATCGTTCCGCCGTTTATTATTAAAAAAGGAGTGATAACGTGGCAGAATTTACTAATAGCAATATCGTAACCGTAGCAGCGGGACAGAATTTACCGCTCACAGAGACAGCCGTAAAGTGCGGTAGCTGTATCGCACACCGGGAGGGGGCAGGAATTGTGACCCTTAGAGGTCTTACAAACCAGTGCAGGGCGCGCTATAAGGTCAGCTTTGGGGCTAATATCGCCATACCTGCCGGTGGAACTGTGGCACCTATTTCTATTGCCCTGGCAATCGCCGGAGAACCATTAAATAGTGCGACAGCAATCGTAACACCTGCGGCGGCAGACGAATATTTTAATGTATTTACGGCGGCATTTATTGACGTTCCGCGCGGGTGTTGCATAACGATCGCAGTCGAAAATACATCTACGCAGGCAATTAATATAGCCAATAGCAATTTAATCGCCGAGAGAGTAGCGTAAAGGAGGGCGAAAAATGGAATCATTACACAAATTAAAAAAGATGATGTGCAGAGAGCTGGACGAGATTTCGAACAAAGGCGATATGAGCGCCGGGGATTTAGAAGCAGTCCACAAACTGACAGACACAATTAAAAATATTGACAAAATCATGTATCTGGAAGGTGGCAACGAATACAGCCGTGGCGGCGACTGGAACACGTCAGGAAGATACAGTCGCGGGCGTTATCCTGACATGGATTACGACGACTATAGCAACGCTCGTAGAGGTCAGCACTATGTGAGGGGGCATTACTCTTACAACGATGCAAAAATGCAGGTAAAAGAAACTATCAAAGACATGATGCACGACAGTAATCTGTCTAGTACAGATCAGGCAGCACTAGGCAGAGCATTAGCAGAATTAGACCGATAAGAGAAAGGAGTGCCGCAATGATTAATATGGACGAAATTAATGCCGAAATTGCGGCATTAGAGGCAGGAAAAACAACCTACGCCACTTGCGAACGGCTTTCGATTTTATACAATGTACGCAATAATTTAATGAGCAATCAACAACCGAACCAACTATCTTCCAACACATCATACTACTCTTACAGTTCCGAGCCGGATTCTGAATTTAAAGAAATCGCCCGAAACGCAGACTTTGAGCACTTATTACGCGTGCTTGACGAACACATGAAAGCCATCGAAGCAATGTATCCGCGAGAATATCGGTCAGTTTTGCGAAAAATAAAAGAGGGCGCTTGAAACGTCCTCTTTCTTCTTGTATAATATAATTACTTCTCCTTTATTTCTATCATATTTTGTTATACGGTAACTGACCTTAACCTGGTGGATTCGTCAATCTATTACCCGCGCGATTGCTGATCAGGCAAGAACCATACGGATTCCAGTCCATATGGTAGAAACTATGAACCGGGTGAATCGTACAAGCAGAAGACTGTTGCAGGAATACGGCAGAGAGCCGACTCCAGAAGAAATAGCGGAGGCAATGAACCTGCCCGTGGAGCGTGTGCTTGAGATTTCGAAAATATCACAGGAACCTGTTTCCTTAGACCCCAATTGGCGAGGAAGAGGACAGCCATCTTGGAGACTTTATTCAGGATGAGCACATTCCTGTTCCTGCTGATGAGGCAGCGCATACATTACTCCGAGAACAGCTTGAAAAGGTGATGGATACTTTATCCGAGAGAGAGCAGAAAGTACTTGCACTCCGTTTTGGCTTAGAGGACGGCAAACCGCATACACTTGAGGAAGTCGGACGAGAATTTCAGGTAACCAGAGAACGCATTCGTCAGATAGAAGCGAAGGCCTTGAGAAAGCTTCGGCATCCGACAAGAAGTAGGAAGTTAAGAGACTTTTTGGAAGAGTGATATTTGGAAGAATGATGTAGAAAGAGAATAATAAAAAATAGCAGACCAAATGATGGTTCTACCAATAGAAGCATTTGTCCGTATATATCAGATGTGAGATGACTCCCACCTCTGTAGGTAGCGAGCAACAAATCAGTATCAGTGGGGAGAGAAATTTTTTGGGGTGCTATTTTTTATGAGTCTGATTTTCGCCGGTACATAGTATAATTTAGGAGGAATTACAGAAATAAATGGAACTTTCAATACGATTAAAAACAGTAGCAGAAGCAGTAACAAAGGGAAATCGTGTGGCAGATGTTGGAACTGACCACGGATATGTCCCGATTTATCTGGTGAAAAATAATCTTTCACCAGCCGGTATTGCAATGGATGTGAATAAAGGCCCACTCGAAAAAGCACAGGAACATATCAGGGAAGAAAAACTTGGCGGGAAAATAGCTACCCGTCTTGGAAATGGACTTGCACCATTAGAGCCAGGAGAAACAGATACCGTAATCATCGCAGGCATGGGCGGAGATTTAATCTGTAAAATATTAAAAGCCAAACCAGAATTTTTAATAGAGGGAAAAGAATTTATTTTGCAGCCACAATCCGAATGGTTCAAGATCCGCCGGCTCTTAAAAGAATATCGCTATCAGATTGAAAAAGAATGGTTCTTAAAAGAAGATGGTAAATACTATGTAATCATTAAAGCGGAACCAGCGTGGACACAGCCACAACGACTGAAACACCAGCAGCCTTCCATTCACGAATATATAAAAGAGATATCAGAAACACCAGCGAATCAGGCAGTTTCAGAGAAAGATATGGAAAGTATTTATGAACAGTATGGAAAATATCTGATTGAAACGAAAAATCCAGTATTAAAAGAATACCTCGAAAAAGAAATCACCAAAAAAGAAAGTATAGCAGCAGAGCTGAAACAGTCCATAAAAGAGATAGAATCAGAAGAACTTTCAGGAAAAGAGAGGGGAAATATTGCGAAAAGACAGCGAAGATATCAGGAAATCCAAAAAGAGATAAGGGATATGAGAAAAGCGATTGGATAAAGGAGAAATATGTTAGCAGATTACCATGTACATACAGAATTCAGCAATGACTCCATTTACCCGATGGAGGAAGTTATAAAAGATGCCATCTCATTAGGTATCAAGGATATATGTTTTACCGACCATGTAGACTATGGTCCATACCGCGACTGGGATGATCCAAGAGGAATCCAGTATCGTCCAGGAGATGAAGGGGAGCCAGAGCGAGTTGCCCTTACCAATGTAGATTATAAAAAATATTTTTCTATGATAGAGAAAATGCGTGGAAAATATAGAGAGAAAATTGCAATAAAAGCAGGATTAGAGTTTGGGGTACAGACACATACTATTCCAGAGTATGAGAAGTTATTTCGCAGTTATCCATTTGACTTCATCATTTTGTCCATTCATCAGGCAGGAGACCAGGAATTTTGGACAAATGAATATCAAAGTGGACGCACACAGCAGGAGTACAACGAGGGCTACTATAAAGAATTACTTTCCGTTGTACAGAATTATCACAACTATAGTGTGTTAGGACATATGGATTTAATTGTGCGTTATGATAGTTACGGTGTGTATCCGTTTGAAAAATTAAAACCACTTCTCACAGAGATTTTAAAGACGGTTATCGCAGATGGAAAGGGAATTGAAGTAAATACTTCAAATCATAGATATGGTCTTTCGGATATGACACCATCAAGAGATATATTAAAGCTTTATAAAGAACTTGGCGGTACGATTATTACAATTGGAAGTGACAGCCATAAGAAGGAGCATCTTGGGGCGTATATTGATTGGGCGAAGGAGGAGCTTCGCAAACTGGGGTATACACAGTTTTGTACATTTGAGAAGATGCAACCGATATTTCATGAGCTTTAAATAGGAATTTGCCGCAGGCAAGGGAGACGCCCTCTTTTGATAAATAAAGCATATTTGTGACTTTAGTCGCTGCAGGTTGAATGTTCGCGTAAAAGCGCTCGCATCCAACCTTTGCTCCGAGGCCACAAATATGCTTTATTTATCAAAAGAGGGCTGTGCTTTGGCTGGGGGGGGGGAAAAATTCTATTTATTGCTGAGGGATTTTGGGAATCTCCAGAAGATTTTGGCTTTCTGTGGAGTTATTTTTTGAAGGGTTGACTCGAATTATTGTTATAGTACGCTGAAAATTTGATTTTTTTAGGTTTTGTATCAATCCTAAAAGATTTAAGTTTCCGAATTAATTCTATCTCTCCTGTTTTCTTCCTCAAATCTTTCCACTAATTTGCCGGATTGGAATAGCCAGAACCCCCAGAGAGAATATCCCCTATATCTGTGGCCTCGGAACAAGGTTTGGATGCGAGCGCATAAAGCGAGCATTCAAACCGCCGCGACTAAAGTCACAGATATAGGGGATATTCTCTCTGGGGGTTCGTCTGTCTACTTACCCCGGCAAATTCCTATTTGCTGAATTAATCTAAAATCTTGCCGTCAATAGAAATTGTTACCACCTGCCATGGAATAAACTTTCCACTGTTTTTCAAAGCAGTCACAGCAGCATGTTCCAATCCACCGCAGCAAGGAACTTCCATACGGACGAT